ACATGCCAAAGCAAAGTCAGGTATGAGGAACTGAAGATCGAGTGGACAGATCTTAGATACAGAACCTACACGCCTGACTTTGTGCTAGACAACGGTGTGATTATAGAAACGAAGGGCATCTTTGATAACGAAGACAGACGCAAACATATAGCTGTACGGGAACAACACCCTGAGTTAGATATTAGGTTTGTCTTTAGCAACGCTAACGCTAAGTTATACAAAGGGTCCAAGACTACATACGCTATGTGGTGTGAGAAACAAGGCTTTAAGTATTCGCATCGTGTGATACCTAAAGAGTGGATCGAAGAAGAAGGGAAGGCAATTAAGTTGAAGCGAATAAAGCAGAAGGTAACCAAATGAACAAACGGTTTAGTGTAACTTTTGTTCTTACCGTAGATGAGGACAACAACTTCTTGTCTTCACTAGAAGAAGCACACGAGGAGGACGTTTATGATTTGATCAGGGACGTGTTCTATGATGTGGATGATGTAGAGATAGACAGTATGACAGTTAAGGAGCGATTATGAGTACGATTAGTGACGGTGATTTAGAAGCGTGGGAGTACTACAATGAAGTGTACAAGACAAGACAAATGGGACTCAACGACTACCAAAAGGCAGCGTCCAAGACAGCCATTTACAAAGCCGAGCATTCTATTTTGTATCCTGCATTGGGCCTGGCAGGTGAAGCAGGGGAAGTCGCAAACAAAGTAAAGAAGATGCTACGTGATAATACGTTTGATCGTAACGACATTGCAGCTGAGATTGGTGACGTACTGTGGTACATTGCTGCACTATCACGAGACTTGAACATTGATATGCACGACTTAGCTATGAAGAACTTAGAGAAGCTTTACGGACGTAAGGCACGAGGCACACTAAAAGGATCAGGAGATAAACGATGAGTAACTACTTACCAACAGACTACCAAAGCTTCATCCACAAGTCACGGTATGCTAAATACTTTGATGGGTATGGACGGGAGTCGTGGGACGATACGGTATCACGATACAGCACTAACGTGATCAAGGACATGGTAGATGCAGAGACTAAGCGTGACATTGAGCAAGCCATCCTTGGCCTAGAGATCATGCCATCTATGCGAGCTATGATGACAGCTGGCCCAGCATTAGAGCGTGACAACACAGCAGGGTATAACTGTTCCTACCTACCCGTAGATGATCCCAAAAGTTTCGACGAGGCTATGTTCATCCTGTTGTGTGGTACAGGTGTTGGCTTCAGTGTCGAGCGTCAGTTCATCAGCAAGCTGCCAGAAGTACCAGAGCTGTTCGAGAGTGATACCACAGTCGTCGTGAAGGACAGTAAAGAAGGTTGGGCTAAAGCTTTCCGTCAAGTGTTGGCACTCCTATGGTCTGGTGAGATTCCTAAGTGGGATGTATCACGTGTTCGTCCTGCTGGTGCACGACTAAAGACATTCGGTGGACGTGCCTCTGGCCCAGCGCCACTAGTAGAACTGTTTAACTTTGCAGTGTCTACATTCAAGGCTGCACAAGGACGTAAGCTATCCTCTTTGGAGTGCCACGATTTGATGTGTTTCATTGGGCAGATCGTAGTAGTTGGTGGTGTTCGTCGTTCAGCTATGATTAGTCTGTCTAACCTGAGTGATGATCGTATGCGTCACGCTAAGTCAGGCCAGTGGTGGGAAACAGCAGCGCATCGTGCACTAGCTAATAACTCTGTATCCTACACAGAGAAGCCTGACGTAGAAACGTTTATGCGGGAATGGACTGCACTGATTGAGAGTAAGTCTGGTGAGCGTGGTATATTCAACCGCCAAGCATCCAAGAAACAAGCAGCTAAAAATGGTAGACGTGATCCAGAATACAACTTTGGGACGAATCCATGTAGTGAGATAATTTTGCGCCCAAATCAGTTTTGCAACCTAACGGAGTGTGTTGTTCGTGCTACAGACACTATTGAAGATCTGGAACGGAAAGTTAGATTGGCTACAATACTTGGGACTATTCAGTCTACATACACCAAGTTCCCTTACCTGCGAAAAGTGTGGCAGAAAAACACAGAAGAAGAACGACTGCTAGGCGTAAGCTTGACTGGCATTATGGACAACCCTTTAATGACACTAGACAATGCAGGACTAGATGAAACGCTATCACACCTTCGTCAAGTGGCTGTTAATACTAATGCTGAGTGGGCTGCTAAGCTTGGCATTCCTGTATCTGCTGCTATTACTTGTGTTAAACCAAGCGGTACAGTCTCTCAGCTGGTTGATTCAGCATCTGGTATTCACGCTCGGCACTCACAGTACTACATCCGTACAGTACGAGGTGATAACAAAGATCCTCTGACTCAGTTTATGATTGACCAGGGTATCCCTGCTGAGCCTTGCGTATTCAAGGGCGACACTACTACAGTGTTTAGCTTCCCTCAGAAGTCGCCAGAGAAAGCAGTAACACGTAACGATATGAGTGCAGTAGAACAGCTAGAGATGTGGCTAACCTACCAGCGTAACTGGTGTGAACATAAACCTAGTGTGACTATCTCAGTCCGTGACCACGAGTGGCTGGACGTAGGTGCATTTGTGTTCAAGCACTTTGACGAGATGTCTGGCGTATCATTCCTACCACACAGTGATCACACATACCAGCAAGCGCCTTATCAGGACTGCACCAAGGAAGAGTACGAAGAGCTGCTAGCTAAGATGCCTGAGCGTATCGACTGGTCTCAGCTATCTGAGTACGAGCAAGAGGACAACACAGTAGCTATGCAAACTATGGCGTGTAGTGGTGACTCGTGCGAGATCGTAGACCTAACGTAGGGTCTGTGCCATCACCCTGTGTAAAGATCTGTCGCTTAGTTGATGGGTACTGCACAGGGTGCAAACGCACAGCCGATGAGATACGTGACTGGATGGTTATGTCTCAGTACGAACAAGAGAAACTGATACACGAACTGAAGTGGAGACAGGAATGCGATACACAATAGTAGGACGTAGCAACTGTAGCTTTTGTGATAAGGCAAAGGAGTTACTTGAAGAGCACGGTCAAGTATATACGTACTGTTCTATAGAAGATAACAAATGGGTGCTTGACTTATTCCGTAGGTCTGCTATAAACAC